CACAAAATTATAAGTATGATATTTGTGATTATGAAAAAACTAGACCTCTTTATGATGGAGTTGATTATGTTTTTCATCTTGCAGCAGAGTCCCGTATTCAACCAGCAATTTTAAATCCAATTGAAGCAGTCACAAAAAATTGTGTTGGAACTTGTACTGTTCTTCAGTGTGCTAGAGAAGCAGGAGTAAAAAAAGTAATTTATTCTTCTACTTCATCTGGTTATGGATTTAATGAGTCCCCAAATCATGAAAATCAACCTGATGATTGTTTAAATCCTTATTCAGTATCTAAAGTTGCAGGGGAAAAACTTTGCAAAATGTATAATGACCTATTTGGTCTTAAGACAGTTATTTTTAGATACTTTAATGTTTATGGTGAAAGGTCACCAATTAAAGGGCAGTATGCTCCAGTAATTGGTATTTTCTTACGACAAAGAAAAGATGGTGAACCTCTTACAATCGTTGGGGATGGAGAACAACGTAGAGACTTCACACACGTATCTGATGTAGTTCAAGCAAATATTCTTGCAGCAACAAAAGATATTGATGGTGAATTTTATGGAGAACTTTACAATGTTGGAAATGGAATAAATTATTCCATTAATGAAATTGCAAATGCCATTTCAGAAAATCAAATAAATATTCCACCAAGAATTGGAGAGTCACGAACTACTCTTGCAAACAATGGAAAGTTGAGAACCATTTTTGGTTGGAGACCACAAGTAAATTTAATGGACTGGATTGCACAACAATGAATCTTTTGATTGAATATTTTAGATCTGATGATTATCAGAGACATAGTGAATATATTACTTGTATTCACGAGAATTTAGAAAACGAACATATTGAAAAGATATATGTTTTTATTTCTGATGATTCCAAATTAAACTTTAAGTCTGATAAAATAGAAATAATCCAAAAAGAAGATAGACCAACATATAAGGATTTATTTGATTTTTGTAATAAAAATTTAAACGATCAAATTTGTATAATTGCAAATGCAGATATTATTTTTGATGATACTATATCAAATCTAAAAGAAGTTAATCTTCTGGAGGTCTTTGTTGCTCTGACTAGATGGGAAGTATTTTGTGAAAATGGTGAATGGTGTATCGCACCATTTAATAATTCATCATCTCAGGATGTATGGGCATTCCAAACCCCAATCAAAGTTACAGACGAAATGAATTTCCATCTTGGAAAACCTAGATGTGATAATAAGATTGCAAAATTAATATCAGAAAATTATGAAATTCGTAACCCAGGACTTCAAATTATAACTTCCCATTTTCACATGTCTGGATATAGAACTTATTCTGGTAACGAAGGAATGCCTGGACCTTATCTTTGTCTAGCTCCAAACGATGACATTAATAAAAAAACAGAATATATTGAAATTGATGGATTTCATGAAAATGGAATGGCTTATAGGATAGAAAAAAATCAATAATATAATGTGGTGCTTGACACCTCTTTATATTTGCTATATACTATTGTTGTAGAACTTTACAAAACTTAAATGACTGTAACGACTAATGATCGTGGGCAACAAAACATGTTTGCCAAAGAACCAACAATGTACATTACGGAGAAAGACATGCAACAAAATGAAGTTGAAACTTATGCAGAACGGGCAGAAAAACTAAACGGAAGATTTGCGATGATGGGATTTGTCGCAGCAGTGATTTCATATGTAACCACTGGGCAACTAGTTCCTGGAGTATGGTGAAATACTAATAAAATAAGTAATCATACTTATCCCCGCTCTAAATACGAGTGGGGATTTTTTTTATTTGGATGATTTATCATATTTTCCAAATTTATTTTTCAATTTTTGTTGTTGTTTTGTTAATAAAAGCAGCAATCTCTAAATAGGATAGTGTTATAAATGAGGTAAAATGACCTTAGATCTTCATAACTTTTTTAAGTATTATGATGATAAGAATGCAAATCACGTAGCAGCAGTGCAATGGTTAGAGGATAATCTTCCTGCTGAATATATGGATGATTCGGAAACAGATTGGGTAAAAATTTTTAGAACCAAACCACCAACTCCTGCAGTTCTTGCAGTTCCTTATTTCAATCAAGTAGATAACTATAGAGATGCTCACCGTACTTGTAATAGTTCTTCTTGTGCCATGTGCCTTGAGTTTTTAAAACCAGGTACGCTCAAAGGAGCAAAGGGTGATGATGCTTATGTTCAAAAAGTATTTGCAATTGGAGACTCAACAGATCATGCGGTTCAAACCCGTGTTCTTGAAGGTTATGGTGTTAAGTCACATTTCAGTTACAATCTTTCTTTTGCTGATATTGATAAGAGTTTATCTGCTGGTAAACCTGTCGTTATTGGTATTCTTCATAGGGGTTCTCTTTCTGCACCTACTGGTGGGCACATGGTTGTAGTGATTGGTACTACTCCAGATGGTAAAGGTTATTATATCAATGACCCTTATGGTTCATTGAATGATAATTATACTGGTCCTGTAACCAATGGACAAAAGACCATTTATACCAAAGCAGTACTCAAACATCGTTGGTGCCCAGGGGGCAATGACGGTTGGGGTCGTATTTTTCATTAATCATTAAGGAGAAAAGACAATGGCAAAAGTAGATTTACATAACTTTTTTAAGTTTTATGATGAGAAGAACCCCAACCATGTGAAGGGTATTCAGTGGTTGGAAGATCATTTACCCGTCAAGTATCTTGAAGATGATGTTGAATGGGCAGAAATCTATAGAGGAAAAAAGCATAGTGCTGTAGCAGCATCTGCTCCTGCCGTTACAGCATCTGGTGGTGATGATATGCCTATGATGGGACTAAAACTCATCAAAGAGTTTGAAGGATGTAGATTAAATGCTTATCCTGATCCTCTTTCTGGAGGACTTCCAATCACAATTGGTTGGGGTGGAACTCGTAAGAAAGATGGGTCACCATTTCACATAGGTGATAAGATTACTCAAGCAGAAGCAGATGAACTTTTAATTGAAGAATGTAAGCACAACTTTCTTCCATCACTTCGTAAAATCCCACATTGGGGTGAAATGTCTGATGGTAAAAGAGGAGCTCTACTCAGCTTTGCCTATAATTTGGGTGCTGGTTTTTATGGTAGTGGTGATTTTAATACTATCACTAAAAGACTGAAGAATAAAGAATGGGACTTAGTTCCCGATGCGCTTTACTTATACAGAAATCCTGGATCTAATGTAGAAGCAGGATTAGCACGTAGAAGAAAAGCAGAAGGTGAATCTTGGAAAAAAGGTTAACCTATTCACAAAGGAAAAATGACTAACAAGAAAAACGAAAATGCTATGGGACAATTAATTCGTATATGTATCTTGGGTTGGTCTGCTGCTCTTCTTACAGCAAGTTATGCTGGTACTTTATCTAAGATGGATCCCACATTCATTGCTACAGTCTTCACTGCATCTGCTGCCACTTTTGGTATTAATACAATGAAGAAAGGTGGTGATGAGGAGGATGAAAAGAAAGGAGAACCAAAGAGAGAAGAGTTTGTAGAAATTCCTCCAGAACCACCTGTTTCACCAGAACCAGATGTTTCAGCAAATGCTGAAACAACAACATCCCTTGAAGAAAGAGTTGAAGCATTGGAAGAAGGTTTTGTTCAACCTCGCACAGGGGCATAATGGCAAAATCAGTAAACAAAGGCAAGAAAGATTCCAATGGTTCCAAACAGAATCAAGGGAATGCTACAGCAAAGAAAGCAAAGAATGGTGGCAAGAAAAAATGAGGACTTATGGCAAGAGAGTGGAACACTCCCAAACGTGAGTGTTGGAATAAACCAATACATCAAATACTTAAAGCCATAGATAACCACACCCGTCTTCATTTGGAGACGGGTAATTTTTGGCATGAGGAACAGGCACAGATACTAAGAAAGTATGTTAAAGATTTAAAAGTTTTTATACACAAAGAGGAAGGAAGAGAATGACTGATTTTCCTTGGGGAGTTTGCATAATTATCGGTTCTGGTTTAATTTTTACTTGTTATTGTATTTACTATATACTAAGAATGGCATATTTAGAGGAAAGGGAATGAAAGAACTATCACTAATTCTATCAGCACTCAGTTTAACTGTATCTTTAGGTTTAGCAGTTGGTGCTTATATAACCTACAAAAAAGCAGAAACGATTATCAATCACCCAGAAGACTTTGTAAGTTCCATCGTAGATAAAGTTGTGGAAGAACAAGTCGGCAAAGCATTTCAAAAATTACCCATTCCCAACCTAAATACTTCGAAGTTTAAGTTACCATTCTGATGGATAATAAGGATCCTTATATTTACAGAATCAAACAGATTTTAAAAGTAGTTGATGGTGATACGATTGACGCATCAATAGATTTGGGGTTTGATATTGCATTAGAAAAAAGAATTCGTCTTGCTGGTGTAGATACTCCCGAATCAAGAACGGCAGATGTTAATGAGAAAAAGTATGGGATTGAGTCAAAAGAATGGTTGAAGCATAAAATAGAAAATGCTAAGAACATTTTAATTAAAACTGAGCTTCCAGATAGTACTGAGAAGTATGGAAGAATTATTGGTCACCTATTCATTAATGACCAAACAAACTCACTTAATGAACAAATGATTGATGCTGGCATGGCCTGGTCTTACGATGGAGGTACAAAGAAGAAAAACTTTGCTGAATTAGATGCCAAACGTACCAGAAATTCCTGATATAAAAACAAATAGTATAGAAACACCAAGGGTGGAGGTTCCAGTTATTCGTAATTTGGAACCTCCACCTATTCTTATACCAATTAATAGAACACTTCCAAAACCTATTGTGGATGTTCCTATGGATGGTATTCCAAACTATGAACCTATTGATGCTCCTACAACTGAAGAGTTTAGGAAAATGGTAAATGCCCAACAAGAACCAAAGAAAGAAGAAGAAATACAAGATAAATCCAGAGGACTTCCAGACACTAAATCAATTACTGATACTTTAAAACAAGCACCAATTTCATTACCACCACAACAACAGAAG